TTTGTTTAGAGGCTTGGTCTGCATTAGCAGCCAATGTTAAGTCTTGGTTAGCAATAGAGTTGTAGTAAGCAGCTAACTCAGGGTTTGTCTGAGCCATGTTACCTGACACAGTACCACCAGTAGCTAAACCTGTACGACCTGTACTAAATAGACGGTTACGAATACCAGCTAGTTGCTGTTCTCTTTGAGGACCTAATAGAGCTTGTTGTCCTGCAATATAGTTCTGAGAAGCTTCTTGCGGTGAAGCAGCTAAGTACTGAGAACCTAGACCAAATAAAGACTGTGCTGCACCTGTTAAAGGCTGTGTCAATGCTTGAGCAGTTGTAGGGTCATAAGTACCTGCTTGAGACATTAGTCTATCTCTAATAGCAGCAAGCTCTGGTGTTAGCTGATAATTAGCACCGCTAACATTGCCTTCAGCATCAGTTGTAAACTGAGATGAGCCAAAGCCTGTAGTAACTCCTACAGGTCTAAAGCGAGCCATCTCCGCAGCTTGTATGGCTGCGTCTGATTGCATCCTTGCTGCATTTTCTGTGGCAGATGCTTGTTTCTTAGCACCCATAAATCCTAGAACTGGACCGACTATATCACCCATTATTTACTCCATACATAAATATTTGCCTGTTTACCGTTGTTAAGTTGATACGGCTCTAATAACATCCAACCAGTTGCTTTTCCAAACTTCGCTAATTTAGTGTTATCCTCTTCAACAAGGGCTACTAACGGAGTTCCGACAAGATACTGTAATAAATTTAAATCTTCTAAATACTTCTTCTTGATTTCTGACGACCACTTAAACACATCAGTGTGAAACCAGTGCATACCTGCGTAGAACTCTAAGTACATCACATATTCCTTACGCTGTACGACTGGTGTCTTCATTAATATCCAATAGCCATCCAGTAAAAAGGCATCGTACCGTCTGTGCCGTTTTGTATTATAAAGCTTGAAGTTGACACATTCGATACAGTATGTACACCTTGACCACCTAGAATCATACCTGAAGGAGTACCAGTAATCTGAACTGAACCTACTGCTGATGGAAATGCTATTGGGTAAGTTACTGTTGTAGTGCTATCTTGACCTACTGATGATGAAGTACCCCATTGCATAATCAAGCCACCTGGTAACTTTTGATAACCGTTACTAGCTAAAGACTGATTAGAGCCTGTAAAGTCGTTTAAAAAAGCAATGTCTGTATCAGTGACAGCAGTATTAAACTGTGCTTTAGTGCCTGATACTGTATTTGAACCTAATGCAATAGTTTTATTTGTTAGTGTCTGTGTATCTGTTGTTCCTACAACAACTCCTGATGGTATGGCTTTTTGAGAAGCAGAGCCATCAATGTTTCCACTTGAATTAGATAATACAAAACTAGATGCAGCAATACCTGAAAGTGTATTATTATCAGCACTAATAGTTTTATTAGTAAGTGTTACTGCTTCAGCTCTTTCACCAATAACAAAAGCAGTAGTAGCTAACTGTGTTGTGTTAGTACCTGCCACTGCTGTCGGAGCTGCAGGAGTTCCTGTGAATGTAGGAGATGCTGTATCTGCTTTAGAGCTGATAGCAGAAGAAATAGCATTGAACTCGTTATCAATCTCCGTACCTTTAACAATCTTACCTGAATCACCTGTAGGTAGTGTGTCTTTAGTTGCGAAGTTAGTGGCTTTTGTATAGTTTGACATGGTTGTCCTTAAATCAATGTTTTACCAGCTTTTAGTCCAAAGTCAATCTTTTGGATAGACAAAGGAGCATTGTTAATATCTGCTTCAAATCCTAGTTGTACTACTTTACCTGAACCACCAGCATTTACTTGAGCATTATCCAAAGCAATACCGTTAGAATAAGTAGCAATGTTATACTCTGCTGTTCCGTATTCATATACAGTTAAAGTATCTAATGTGACAACTTGTGACTTGTAGTTACTATTGTAGTCAAAGCCCCACTTGAATGAAATAGCTTGTGCAGAACCACCAATAGCAACTAAGTTAATCTTCTTCATCATCTTAATAGATGCTGGACTCTCAAAGTCAAAGTAGTTCGTAAAGTAAGTCATACGGTATGTGACACCGTTATCTTGATAGCCGTTGTACTTACCGATGTAACCAGGTTTACCAATATATAACTCTTTGTTCTGAGTTAGGTTAAATGCTGTTGGCTTGATGTCTTTCCAAATAGTAACTCTAGCTCCACCATTCTCTAAGATACCTCTTGTATCAAAGCAGTAAGTAAAACCAGTGCTTGGTAGTGCTAACAAGTAGTGAGCATCGGTTGGATAGTACACAGCCTTGATGTATTTCAATGTCTCACTATTGACATTGGTAATTAAGCTATCACGGACATTCTTAGACACATCTCTAAACGGTAACGACTTCTCTTGTACAACTCGCTGGAAAGACTGCACACCAGTTTGAGACAAGAACAAGATGTCTGAACCAATAGATGCTACAGAGTCTCTAGCAATACAACCAATACCGCTAATAACATCAGTTAATGTTAATGTTGAAGGGTCAACAGGGTTAGCATAGATAACAACATGACGCTCACAGAATATCAACAAGAAACCATTGTGAGAAGCTAAAGCAACGATAGGGTCATTGTTAGGCACAACTTCACTGATATTTAAGTAACCTGAAGTTCCTGTCTTCCACTCTGCAGGGTCTAACAAATCACTAAAGTACACAGTCTGTCTATCGTTAGCAATATCTGCTACCCATGTACGACCAAAAGCTGTCATAACTACATTAGGTGTAAAGCTTGTTACAGTGTAGCTTCCTGGTAGGTTAGAAGCAATGTCACCTAGTCTTTGTAAACCATAAGAACCAGTATGAGCATGAGCTGTAGCACCTAGTTTATGATACACTAATACAGGATGACCAGCTTGAGCTAAGATAGCATGACCTGAGGGTGTTGCACCTGTGTCATAAGGCATCCCAGCAATCTGCCAGTTGTCATCGCTGATAGTGTAAGTTAAGTTACCAGTATCGGTACTGTTACGAACAGCCATCTCTGTTAATGTTGTTGTGCCTGTATATAACTTATTATTAGCAGCAGACAACACAGTGTTACCGTCATCTTTAACAACCTCAAAGATAGCTCTAAAGTTACCTGTAGAGGCTGCTGTAGTATTAACCTTAGTCCAGCCTTTACGAGCACCGATACGACCATATTGGTCAATAACACAGTTAAAAGCCTCTAGTGCAAAGCCACTAGACAACTGCACAGAAGAGTCTTGAGTATTTAACCCAAAGAATCCAGGAGCTGCAATAGAACCAGTTAGTAACTGTTCAGCCATTAATTATACCCAGTAGAATTGTGATTCTTCACCGTAGCGACCGCTTTCGAGAGCGATTGCGTCAGCAAGGGATTGTCTGTATAGTGCTGCTGCTTCGTTAGAAGCTAAACCACCGTCTTCACCACGCTCTGCTAGTGCTTTAGCATAAGCTAAAAAGATAACAGGCTCATGTGGTACTAAAATCACATCAGCGTTACCTGATAGTTCTACTTGTGGCTTAACAATGTTAAAACGAATAGTGTAAGCACCGTTAGGAATAGGGAATAAATCAACCTGTGTATCGCCATTAACATTAACACCGTTAAAGTTGTAATACTGCGGTGAACCCTTCATGGTATTTGTCAACAAGAACTGCTGGTCAAACCAAGTGGTAGACTGTTCTTTTAAGAACCAGTTAGAAGTATCATTTAGAATGTCTACAACTCTAAAGCGTTGACCAGAACCAGTCAATACATAGTTAAATACATCGGCACTAGTAGTAGCTGACAAAGTATCATACAATGCATTCCAGTTGTAACTGTCTTCAACAACTCGTTTAGAATCGTTGACAAAGTCACCAATAAGTTTAGAATAAGCATTGTCAGTCACAGAGGACACTTCTGTCTCTCTGAGTCTGCGTAGCACCGAGTTAACCATTTGTAAATATGTCATATATTTCCTTAGTCTACCACACTTTTAGCGTTGTGTCAACACTTATTTTTACCATTTAACCTTATCAGCCCAATAAGCTGCTGACATTTTACCTTTAGAGATATTCTTAGCATGGCGAGCCTTAAAAGCCTCATTACGCTTAGAACCGTCAGGGCTACCTTTTACACCTTGCTGACCAAATCTAATGGTTTTAACTTGGTCTCCTGCCTTAGCCACTACAACATGAGACTTAGTAGGGTGGCTTGGTGTCTTTTTAGGCTTGTTATAGCCAGAAACACCAGCTTTAACTAACTTGGTGTCTTTTTTCATTTCTTGGCTTTCTTAGCTGTCTTAGCAGCGTCTTTGAAGTCTTTAGCTGTAGGAGCACCTTTAGAGCCTACTTTACGCATCTTTTCACCAGAACCAGCCTTGATACGAGCTTTCTTGGCTGCGATGTTGGCATATAGTCCTGGCTTCATTAACGACCTCTTTTGCTGTTATTCTTCATGGTACGAGCACCACGAACAGGCATAGACTTACCAGCCTTAGACAAAGCAATCGCAATGGCTTGTTTCTGTGGTTTACCTTCTTTAACCATCATACTGATGTTAGAAGATACTGTCTTGTCTGATTTACCTTTTTTAAGTGGCATGATTATGACCCATTCTGATAAGATGTGTTTTGATGGATTTCTACAGTTAGAATAACTGACATAGTAGAGCCTGTTTCTGTTGTTACTTTTATATAATCATACTCGTCTAGTACCATACGACCATCAGAGAATTGAATATAGTTATTGTTGCCAGAGCTTAAACTAGTAGAATGAACAATAGTAATGTCATCACCTTCGCTATGGTCGTGCCAAACGGCATTAACTGTTTTACCAGAGCCTGTGCTATTAGATATAAACAATAAGGTAGCAATAGCTTTACAGCCTTTAGGAACTGTATAGACTGTTGTAGGTGTATTCGCTACAATGTTTCTTCCTATTGTAAGTTCTCTCATTTAATTGTCCAATGCTGTGTAACGAATGTAACAATACCACCAACAATAGAGGCTACAGCCATACCAAAGAAGAAACCACCTTTAGACTTGTTAGCTAACTCAAGCAACTCTTCCATGCCTGACTCTAACTTGTCTATCTTCTTTTCCATAGCCTCTACCTGTGCAACTAGCTTACCGTACTTGTATAGGTCTACTCCGCCTTGGTCGTTCATTACTCAGTCTCCGCAGGTTCTGGTGTATGACTGTTTCCGTTGGCTCTATATCTAGCCCATTGAGCTAGTGCTTTCTGTCTAATCTTCTCTTTTGATTCCATGCTAAACTGTCTTCCTTTCCCAGCTTTAGATAGTTTGTCTTTTGTCTCTTGGCTAAGTTTACGACCCTTACCCATTCCCTTCTGAGGCTTAGGAGGAAATCCGCCACCTGCTGTTGCATTCCAACCAATAAAATCATTAGGTCGTAGTTTTCGTTCTATGTCTAAACAGTATTCTTTATCAGCTATTAGAATCTGTGTCTTAACTAACTTGTCCCAACCGTACTTCTTAATAACATTAGCCATGTGTTGGTTGGTCGGTTGTCTAACATGATTCTTAAACCTGCTCTTTAAGTCTTGTGACACACCTATATATCCTTCAGAGAACATATCTGTGTGACTGTCAAGATGAACCCAATAAACACAAACCATTATTCGTCTGCTGGCAAAGGTACATTGTCAGGAGATTCAGCTACCCACTTTAGGTACTCTTGGTAGTCTGAATTATCAGGTGCAAAAGGAATTGACCAGCCATCTGAACGGCGAACTGAAGTTGGCTCACCAGTATAAAAGTCATTAATTAATTTATAGGAATATGTCATTTTTATAATTCCGAGTTACATTGTAAATTTGCTAATCTTCCTGCAGCTATTGTGTATTGTGTTATCTGATTATTAGTAGTCACATTAATTCCCATAGAACTTCCTGACCACCAATTATTGTAGATGACAGCAGAAGCATTATCTAAGTTATAAAGACTGCCATTAGCAGCGATACCTGAAGTATCTGATGAATTAGTTACGGATGGCTGACTTCTCATAGTAACAGGTAAATTAATCATAAATGTTAAGTTTCTAGAACCATCAGCAATGCCTGAACCCCAATAAGTTCCTTTAAAGTAATACCTCTGACACAAAGCTAACTCAGTACCATAAGGTCTGTAATCAAAGCTAGTAGCAGTAGAGCCTTTTTCTAGTTGAACACCTGTGATGTAGAAGGTAGCTCCGTTTGTTCCTACTACTGATGTTGCTCCTGTAGCTGATACAAAGTTACCTGTAGCCCATGCTCCAGCAGTTCCGTTAAATGTTGAACCAGCAC